GTTTTGGAGTGGTGGGATCAAGCCATGCAGACCAGACTTAACGATCCCAAGACATCGAGCTTTATCCTGATCATGCAGCGTGTCCACGAACAAGACCTGACAGGTCACCTATGTCAAGAAATGGGCGACGAGTGGTCACATTTATGCCTCCCGGCGAGGTACGAAATTGGCCATCCTACGCCGTCGCATTCTCCTTTGGGCTTCAGTGATCCCAGGACAAAAGAGGGTGAGTTGCTGTGGCCTGAGAGATTTGGCGAAAAAGAGCTGTCCACTTTAGAGCGCAGCCTTGGTTCTTACGCAGCGGCTGGGCAACTACAGCAACGCCCAGCGCCCAAGGGCGGCGGTATTCTAAAGGCAAGCTGGTGGGTTCCCTGGGAGGGCGACGATGATCTGCCAAACAATATAGAATATGTGCTTCAGTCGTGGGACACAGCCTTTGAGGCGAAGGAAAGCTCTAGCTTCAGCGCGCGCACTACTTGGGGCGTATTTCGTCATCAGGGCGCCATGTGCGCGATTGTTATGGAATGCTGGTACGACAAGGTCAGCTACCCGGAGTTACGCAAGATTGCCCAGGAGGCTTACGACGAGTGGGAGCCCGACGCAGTCCTGATCGAGAAGAAGGCGTCCGGGCAATCTTTGCTACAAGATCTCCGCATGGCCGGCGTCCCTGTGTTGGCATATTCTCCTGATCGTGATAAGGAAGCGCGCGCCCACGCATCTAGCGCACTTTTGGAGGACGGAAGAATATACTACCCAAAGTCTCGTAGATGGGCTACAGATTTAATAGATATATGCGCGGCCTTCCCGGCACACCCTAACGACGACGTCGTAGATACTTGCACACAGGCCTGGCTTCGGTTGAGAAAAGGTTGGTTTGTTGGTCACAGCGAAGACCCAGAAGATGAAGAAACGATAGAACCTCAGAGGATGACATTATATGGCTGACCCAGAAAACATTATCCCATTTGCCGAAGGCGCCCCAGCCGACAATNTAATAGTNGAAGAGTTACCTGATGGCGATGTTTTAGTTGGCGATCCAGAACTAGATATAATGGATGAAGTTGATGACACGGAGTTTGACGTTAATCTGGCTGAGACAATTGACGAGCGCGAACTAAAGCGTAAGGCCCAAGAACTGATCAGCTTTTATGAGAATGACCGAGCCGCTCGATCTGAGTGGGAGGAGCGTTACAAGGACGGCCTCCGCACATTAGATCCTGACGGCGGCATGGAAGAAAACGAAGACGAGCGCGCGACGCGCGGTTTATCAACAGTAGTTCATCCGCTGATTGCTGAAGCCGCCACGCAGTTTAATGCTAGAGCTATTGCAGAACTGTATCCGTCAGGTGGCCCAGTTAAGTCGGTCATAATCGGCGTACCTGATCCAAAGATTGAGGAGCAGGCTCGACGCACTAGAGAATTTATGAACTATCAGATCACGCAGGAAATGCCTGAGTATTTTCCTGATCTCGATCAGATGCTGTTTCACCTTCCGCTGATCGGCCACACATTTAAGAAAGTCTGGTGGGACGCCAACATGGATCGGCAGTGCAGCCAGTTCGTAAAGGCTGAAGACTTTGTGGTCGCCCCGGAGAGCAAAGATTTATACACCTCGCCGCGCTACACTCACGTCATTCAAATGCCAAAGAATGACTTTAATCGCTACGTTAAGAACGGATATTATCTGCCAACTAAGTATGGCGGCGATGATTCAATGGACCCATCTGGCGATATTATTGGCGAGATTGAGGGCGTTGATAAGTACGACGATAGCGACGACAACGTAATGACACTGCTCGAAATGCACGTCTACGATTTGTTCGACGGCATTGACGGCGAGAATATGGATGACGGAGAGCCCGACGACAACGCAGTGGCAATCCCCTACGTTATCACGATTGACTACAGTAGTCAGGACGTCGTGGCCGTTCGACGCAATTGGAGAGAAGAAGATGAGCTGAAGAAGCGCCGGGATTGGTTTGTGAGCTACAAGTTCCTTCCTGGTCTAGGTTTCTATGGCTTTGGTCTGTACCACATGATCGGCGGACTGGGCAAAGCGGCGACGGGATCACTGCGCGCATTGCTCGACAGTGCGGCGTTCTCAAATATGCAGGGTGGATTTAAGCTGCGTGGCCGCGTCCAGGGCGGCGATATGCAGATCAGTCCCGGTGAGTTTGTGGATCTCGACAGTACGGTTGACGACGTAAACAAGGCGATTATGCCATTGCCGTTTAAGGAGCCAAGCGGATCTCTGTTTAACTTGCTTGGATATATGGTTGACGCGGGTCAGCGTTTTGCCAGCACGGCTGACTTAAATGTTGGNGACGTTAATCCGAATGCGCCGGTGGGCTCTACGGTTGCTCTGATTGAGCAGGGATCGAAGGCATTTAGCGCAATTCACAAGCGCCTGCACTACGCGCAGGGTCAAGAGTTTAAACTACTTGCGGCGCTGAACGCTGAGAACCTCCCCGANGAGTTCAGCTTTTCGCAGGCGGGAGCTGCGGAGATTATCTACCGCGCCGACTTTGATGATCGGATTGACATTGTCCCAGTAAGCGATCCGAACATCTTCTCGACAGCCCAGCGCATTTCGCAGGCGCAGGCCGTTCTTGAAATGGCGCGATCTGCTCCGCAGCTTCACGACGTTTATGAGGCATACAAGCGAATGTATGAGGCGATCCGTATTCCTAATATTGATGAGATCTTGATAAAGCCCGAAGAGGCAGTTCAGATGGACCCGATTGATGAGAACATGAGTGTTCTGTATGGCAAGGGGATCAGGGCATTTCCAGAGCAGGATCACGACGCTCACATTGCGGTTCATATGCAGTTCATGCAAGATCCGTCACTGGCCGGCAATCCTGGTGCGAAGGCTATGCAGCCGGTGTTGATTGCACATATCGCAGAGCATATTGCGTTGTTGTATCGCCAGCGGATGGAGGCCAGCATCCAGATGGAGATGCCGCCAATGCCAGACTTTAAAGATCCAGACTTTAAGTTTGAGGCAGTTAACCCAGAAATGGATCGCCTGATTAGCCAGCGCGCGGCGCAGGTTGTGCAGGCGGCGCCACAGATGAAGCAAATCGAGGCGTTGACTGGTATGGGTAAGCAGGGTCAGGGTCAGGCTAATCCGTTACAATATGCACAGCAATTAGCGAAACTTGAGACTGACGCACTGAAGGCGCGCACTCAGGCGCAGATTGAGGCCGACCGAGCCAAGGCCAAGTCTAGTATTGAGATCAAGCAGGCCGAGGCGCGCCAGGACATGGAGATTGACGCGGCCAAGGCGCAGGCTGATATGCAAGCCAAGATTGCAAAGTTGCAGGCAGAGTTGCAGTTAGAGCGTGAGAAGAATGCGGCTAAAATACAGATGGAGATGATAAAGAATGATCCAACCATATAATCTACCTCCACTACGCCCAGATCTCTTTGGGGGATTGCGTAAAACCTCTTCGGGCGGTTCTCTGGGCGGTCGTCCGGGTGGATCTCCGGGCGGCGCTCCTGGTGAACCACCAATGGACATGAACAAATACCTAATTGATAAGGTCATAGAAATTAAGCGGCGCATGGGCGGGGGTGAAAATGTAGGCGCGCTGGGCGCAATTTCAGACGCTATGGCACAACAGGCGCAAGCGCAGGGCGGTCCACCGTCACCAGCGCAGCCAATGAGGGCATGATGAACAACGATTTTATGAACCGCGTGAACGCCATTATGCTAGAACAACAACAGCCCCCGGCGCAAGATCAATACGGCGCCTTTGCTGAAATGGTTCCACGGCAGGCGCAACTAATGAACCAACCACATATGCTGGCATATATTAATCCACAGGAAGAGCAGATGTTGCGTGATATGGGCGGCGCAGGATTGCCCGGTCCTGATGGTATTCCTGTTTATGGTCACGGCGGGTTTCATTGGACTGATACTAGCACTTGGAATACAGATGCCATTGGGCAGAGTGTAAGTAATGCTTCTACTTATGTTGCCGATAAGGTTAGTAATGCTTATGATACTGTCAGCACTGGCTTGACCAATACGTTCACAGGAACTGGCGCAGATGATGTGGGTAAATTCGGTTTATTGGGTGACGCATTAGGCAGTGTTGGTGACGATCTGGGAATTACAGAGTACGGAACTAATCTTGGCGCGGGGTCAGTAGAAGAAGTTACGTCAACTCCACTTCCAGATAGAGAGCCTAATGAA